CCGATGTACGAGCCTGCGGGGACGCCTGCGGCATAAACAGCTTGGCCCGGTGCGAGCGTACCCGTGAGTGTCGCGCCTACAGTGAGGACGCCGGTGTTCGCAAGCGACGCAGCGGTCGAGTTCGCCGTGACGCCGTTCCCAGTCGCATTGGCGGTGCACAGGCCCGTGACGGGGTCGGCATACACTTTTTGCCCCACTGTGGCGCCAGCTGGGAATGCCGCCCAATAGCCGCCAGCGTTCTGCAGAATCGACGGATCGCCCGCCAGGATCGTCATCGTCGCATCGGCGAGGAATGTGGTGATAAGCGCCTGCTGTTCGCGGTGCACGAATCCCAGCCCCGAGTTCGCCTGATAGGCGTTTGAGGCAATTTTGGTTGCGGGGTTTCCCCAGGCAAAAGCGCCAATCGTCAACCCTCCCGGAGCGGCGACGAACCCCCCCGGGGGAGCCTGCACCGATGCGCGGGGGCTGGTGTCTGCGAAATCTCCTGCGACACCGACCGGCAGCTCGTTGTTGACGAATTGCTGAAAGCCTAAGTTGGTCATGAGCGTGTGCGCCTATGCAGGAATTGGGGGAATCAAGCGCGGCGGCGCGCGGCGGGCCAGATGGAGGCGACGCGGCCAGCGCTCGCTTGGGATGCAAGCGCGGCGTCCGCGGCGATGCGAGCGGGCGGCGTTTTCTGCTTCGCGACCGACAAAAGCGCCTTGTACGCTGCGGGCGGTACGCCTGTGATATCGACCTTCAAGTGCTTGAGCGCGAATTCGCGCACCGCATCTGCTGAGTCTAGCGCCACCACACCGCAGATCGGCTCAACTTCCGCGCGCGCGGCGTGCAGGTCACTCATTCGATCCTGCGCCAACTTAACTCCGGCGGCGACTGCGGCATCTAACTGATCCTGCGTGATGGCGTCTTTGGCGGAGTTGAAATCGTTTCGATGATCGGGGTCGGCCGCGTCCTTCGCACGCTTGGCGTCGCGTGCCTTGCGGTCGGCGGCCTTTTTGGCCTTCGTCTCGTCGTCATCGTCATCTTTGTCCTCAAGATCCGCATCGCGCGCCTTGTCAGCGGCGCGTTTGGCGTCGGCGGCTTTTTTGTCCGCAGCCTTCTTGTCTGCGGCTTTCTTATCGGCGGCCTTTTTCTCCTCGGCCTCTTTTTCTTTTTCCTCGGCGTCGCTCGCCTTCACCAGCTCCGCGTCGAGCGCTTCGAGGTCCGCGTCCTGCGCAAGGAACGGTTTCAGCATGGCGATGACTTTGGGGAACTTCATGCGTAGACACTCCGGTAAGTGATCGCTGACGACAACATCGGGACCTGCGCGGCCGAGTGGAACGAGCGCCACGTGGTTACAGACGAGCTGCCGCATGACGCCGTCGTAGTTTATTCCATCGGCTTGTCCGGGGGTCAAGTCGCATTTGTAGTAGTAGCCGCAGGAAATCTGCTCCTGATCGCCACTTTCGATGAGGTCAATCGCCTCCTGATCCCACACCGCAAGCGATGCCTTAAGGTACGGATACTCAAAGCGTGCGTCGCTTCCGACCGTGCCGACGATCATTTCTTTTTCCGGATTCGCCGCCGATACCGCCTTGTGGCCGAGGAGGAGCGGCATGTTTTTGAAGGTCGCCGCGGCGTTACGAATCTCGATGGGATCGCGGTAAAGATAGTATGTTTTCTTCGCATCGAGCCCGAGCGCCTTGTACTCGGGAATCTCGTATCCCTTGTACGGGCAGACCATCGCCTTCGAGAGATTGCACACTTCGACGTGCAGGCGCTTGTCCCGATCAAGGGACCTGAGCGAGCGGTCGAGGGCGAAGAGGGGGCTAAGCGACATGGTCGGAAGTATGCGCACTCGACGCGCTAACGGGCACGCGCTTGTCTCGCGCAGTTTGGTTTATTTTGCGGACAGAGGTGGTCACCGCCTCGCAATTGCACCCCTTGCAGTAGCTTTGCAGCCCGTCCTTAGCCTTGGTGCGTTTGTGGAAATCGGTCGCGCGGGACTTCACCAACTTGCAGCGCTGGCACAGCTTGGTCGGCGCTTTCCATGCATCTCGCAAAATTTGGCGCCGCGCCTCAACACGCGCCGCTACTTTCTGAGGGCGGTAGCTCGGGTGCTTCTTGCGCCACTCGGCGTTCGCTAGGCGATGACGTTCGCGCTCGGCGTCAGTCATTGAAGCCCTCAATCACCGCCTTGGATACGCATCGACATGAAATAAGCTCCCCAGGGAAAACATTGCGCCCCTCCGCGCTATCGTAGATTCCTTTGGAGACTTCAAACTTCTTGCCATTCATAGCAACGTGTGTGGGCCTCGGAACTTTTCCTCCATAACTATGCAGCCACACCGCGTAGTCAATTCCGAGTTCCTTCCTACGCACAGATTCCATCACCGCTTTCGCGCGCCCGTTCTCGGTTCTCGCGATGATGGCCGCGCGTCGATAACTCACGCCATAGTTTTTCTGCAGGTCTTTGCTGAGCGTCGCCAAATCCCCGCCTCGCATTACGCTCGACCACACCGAGTCTTGCACGTCCTTGAGGAATTTTGGCGCGATTGATTTTATCTGCGCGACGTTATTCGCGATGACTGTCTGATATGCCTCGACGCTCGCAGGAGTTGGCTTGAATTTGACGGTAAAGCCCGCAGCCTTCAGCGCTGACGCCATTGATTGATCAGTCGCGCGAAAGTTGCGACTGGCGAATCGGCGCGCAAGATCCGCCGACATGGCATCGAACTTTGAAACCCAGTTACGTCCCCACTTGGTGAGCGCGCGCTTCAACACAATTGCCGGGTTAGCATCATCCGTCGCGAGCACGCCGATACTCGGCGTCGCATCCTTCCACGCGGCGGCGATGTGCACGAGCATGGAATCGTGCATCTGGCGCAAAAGCGTGACGAGACATGCGCGGTAAGCGACCTCGGTGCCGACGTTCGGACGGACAGCTTTCAGCGTGATGGAGTTGTCGCCGCGGCGCTTCCTGCGTGCAATCGGCTCCCATTTGATCGGCGCAGTGTCCACTACTGCTCGCCCCCGTCTGACTCACCGGGGATCGGCGCTTGCTCCTCTGGCGGCTCGGGGGGCGGGCCTGAGAGGTTGTTGTACCCGCTCGTCGCATCACTCGACAGCCGCTCTCGTTCCTCCTCGGGCGATATCACGCCAGCATCGATATATCCAACACCGGCCTCGGCGTCAGTCTTGCGCTGGCGGGCGAGGGCTTCTCCGTCGGGCTCAGTAAGTTCGACATATTCGTAGGTAATGTCGGGGTCGATTTCGCCGAAAGCATTCAGCTGCAAGATATCGAGCGTCTTATCCATGTGCTCGGTAAAGTCCGATTCCTGATCAGCATGCACGTAATCGTAGAAGACCTGTATCTCGCCATCGCTTGACGCATTCAGCCCAGACGGTGTGATGCCGGTGAGCTTGACGAGCGGAATGTGGAAAGGCGCAGACATGTGCTCCTGCGACTGCGCCTGCAACTCATGCAGTCCTGCGAGTGGCACGGCGACGTTCTTCAGATCCTCTGTTTCCTTGTTGGCGGCGAACATGCCCTGATTGGAGCCTGTTTGCACGGCGAGCTGAATGCGGCGCATCAAGTCATCCGCCGAGCCGCCCTGCAGCACCGTGGACAGATCGGTCAGCAGCACCATCTTGCTAAAATTATTGATAAGCTGATTCACGCCATCTGCTGTGCGCAGCCATCGATTCACAGACGGTTCGCCAAGCTGCGTGTCAGAGATACCTCCAAAGTTATAGGACGGCTTCAACAAATCAGGTACGTCGTGCGGGATAAATGTCATGAGGCGGCTGGCGTGTGTCTGCCGCCCGAGCACATACCACATCGTAGGCTTGTAAAAGTCGTCCTTCGTCGGGTCAATCGAATTCCACATGACGGGTGTCGTCCACATGGGTTCGATGACTTTGAATCCGAGAAGATCGTCCTGCTTTATAGTCGCCTTATCTACGACGAGCGGCACACTTCTCTTGTCATCCTGTCCTTTGATATTTATGTATATCTGCGCCCGTCCGAATGCTCGACCCCAAAGAGCTGCATCGCGAAACATCTTCTGCACGCGAAACTTCTTGAGGTCCGCATTCAAGCGTTCGAGCTTTGCCGCCTTATCCCCCTTGCCTGTGGATTTTAACTTGATCCACTTGCGCGTCATCTCCTTCGCCATCGTTTCAGCTGGCGCGCGGTATTCTGAGCGCTGAAACAGTTCGGCCAAATAAGGATAGCCGGGGAAATAGAGCCCGCAGCCAAAACCTGCCATCGCATTGGCCCAGCCCCACACCGGCGCCATCGAGGCATCATCCATCGCCATCATATCGGTGGCGCGCTCTTGCGAGTCCTCGGGTGGAATGACGCCAGGTGGCAACTTCGGCGCTTCTAGCTTCCGCGCGATCATCGTACCGAATGAGGGCTGTGTACGCGCCTCATCAAGCGCGGCCTGCGTCACCCGAAAGGGCTTGCTCTCAGGCGCGTTCGCCACGACCGGCGCGGTGTCAGCGATGAATTGACGCCATCGCTTGACGATGTGGCGCAGCATGATCAGGCGCTCAGCGCGGCAGCGGACTGCTGGCCGCGGTTTGGTTGGTAACTCTGCTGCAGTACGGTTGGGCTTATGATCATCGGTGGCTTGACCACAGCGAACAGCTGAACCACGCAATCACAAAGGTTTGGTGAGCGGCTACCATCGGGCTTTTTCTCTATCAATATTTTGCCTGCCTTAGATAGACCGTATGTTGGCTGACTCATCTCAGTGATGAGGGCGTTCAACTCCGGTATTTCCGAGCTGATCGAAATAATATCGTCCACCTTGTACGGCTCGCCCTGGATTGCGCGGTAGGTGGCCTGCACGCGGAACCGCATCGCCCAAAAATTCTGGGCCTTAGCGTTCTCAAAGAAGTCCACATTCTTGCGGTCCGTGTTGGGCACTGTGCGCTCGGGGTCCAATACAGCGCCACTGCCGCGATAGGGCGTGACGTG